ATCTCAAATGGTATCTTCTTAAACGAATCAAGAGTATTCGGTATCTGCGAACGTAAAGCTTAATTATGGACGTAGATACGCTAGAAAATTTGTTGCTCAATAACGTACTTGATGTACGTTTTGTTAGACGTATTCCTATACCAGGAAAAGCTCCTACGCGTAGAATGCTGTGTACAAAGAGCTATGATTTGCTCAACACAGTAAATGGTAAGGTTGTGCTTAACTATAAACCACCTAAGACAGGTAAACAGTTTAGTGAAAGATCAGAAGGAGCTGTTGTTGTGTGGGATATTTTAATGCAAGATTATAGAGTAGTCTCTGCAGAGCATGTACAAGTTATTAACAAAATTCCTGCTGATGATAGCTTCTGGGAATATTTTAACAAAAATATCTATGTTCTGAATACAGAGCAAAAGATAACATTTATGGATTCATGAGTATTGATTATTATAGCGATAAGTTACAAAAACTCCTTCAGTCAAGAGTTGTAATAAAGTGCAACAAAAAGACTCTTAAGAGTGGTGTTGTTAAATTGTTTAACATTAAACAATACTTTATCAAACTGTATATCCAGACCGATAAGAAAGAAGACAAGATACTCGAGCTACCGTATCCCTTTCTTATTCAAGATAATGGAGATGGTGTAACATTGAATTACCATCTCTCTTCTCTGTCGAACAATCACAGAGAAATTAATAAATTGTTAGCGACGGTAAATTCAAATACTGCTAACAAAATTTATAATAATATTATCACAATCACTCCTGTAAACTAAACGAACTATGATATACTATTATTGAATGAGTAGTATATTAGATTCTTTTCCTGATAAGTTTAATCCGAGCAAGTCGCAAGTCAATCTTCTTAATAGTATTGACGAGGCATTTAAGTCTGGAGTTAAGTTTGTTGTATGTAGTGCGCCTACTGGTTCAGGTAAGTCGTTTATTTCTAAGACGCTTGGTAATTATGCAAATGAGCCAAGCGAAAAGTTTGTTGATCTTGTAACAAGCTATAAAATTTTTAAGCGTAGTCAGACTGGTGGCTATGCACACGAAGATGTTATTGATGAAGAAAAGCCATTCGGTGCATTTGCTTTAACTCTTACAAAGGCTCTGCAAGATCAATACAAAGATCTCTTTGAAGAAGCAGGCGTTTTGAAAGGCAAGATAAACTACCAGTGCACTTATGATACAGATTTTACTGTTGAACACGCTCCATGCGTTCATCTAAAAGAGATTAAAGATAGCTGCTGGAAGCAAAATTCATGTCCATACTATGCAGCACGTAATAATGTCATTGTAAATAACTTCTCTGTTCTCAACTATAACATGTTTCTTGCAATGCCATCTCATGTTAAGCGTCGTGAATATATTGTATGCGACGAGGCTTCAGAAATTGAAGACATGCTTGTTAAGGAATTTACTTGTGATATTGTCTTTGATGTATTGAAGAAATCTAAGGTAGATGTGCCTGCAGTGCCGCTTACTGTCGCATACGATAAGATGAGTAACTGGGTAGGCGTGTTAGCTAATCGTGTCAAAGCGCAGCTCGAAGAAATCGAAGAGAAACTTACTAAAAGAGATCTTAAAAAAACGCAAGTGCAGTCTGCAATTCGAGTCGAATACGATGTGCTGACAAGGGTGTATAACAAGCTTAAAACTCTGATCGATACATGGTATGACAGTGAGTATGTTATTGATAGGTATGATAAAGGAATTAAGTTTATACCTTTGAAGGTCGATAAGCTCGCAGGTAAAATCTTTGACTATGCAGATAAGGTTGTATTGATGTCTGCAACAATTATTGACCCTGCTAGCTTCTGTAAAGCTCTTGGGATAACTGAGTATAAGTACGTTGAAGCAGATTCTACGTTCGACTCTAAGAAAGCTCCAATCTACGCGACAACTAAGGTTAAACTTAACTACAATAACTTACAAACAAACTTGCCAGGTATCATTAAGCAAATTCAAGCAATCTGTGATGCGCATCCAGATGATAAGGGTATCATTCATACTCAGACGAATGCTATTACGATGGAGCTGAAGAGACGTCTGAAGAATAAACGGTTGTTGTTTCGTGAAGTAGGTGTACGTAATGAAGAGATTCTTGACATTCACTATAATACTGATGAGCCAACTATCCTTGTATCTCCTAGTATGTCTCATGGTGTTGACTTGAAAGGGGACTTAGCTAAGTTTCAGATCGTTATTAAAGCGCCTTACTTACCTATTGCTGATAAACGTATTGAGAAGCTTATGAAGGGTGATTTTCAATGGTATCAAAATAAGATGTTGAGCTCTTTTATTCAAGCGTGTGGTAGAGGTGTAAGATCTAAGGATGATAGCTGCGTGACTTACGTTATGGATTATGCTATTGTTGAGAGTATTATTCGTAGTAAAGATAAGATTCCGAAATACTTTTTAGATCGTTTCCAATAGACTAAATAGACTTGTGAAAAACAAGTCGTTCTTTTTTGAGATAAAAGATATTATGACGCAGTTTGTGGCTGCGTTCGACGATTGTATTATTTCGAGATATAATAAGAGTCGTGTTGAGCAAGAAAAAATAGAAGTACGTTATGTGTTCAAACCAAAAGAACGCGTAATGTATGATATTGTAAATAAAGCGCAAAACATTACTCTGCCTGTTGTTGCAATTAACATTACAGGCATATCTCGAGATCAATCTCGAGTATTTAATAAGCTAGAGCCTGCATATCTCCCTATCTCTACACAAGGCGGAAACTTAAAATCATCTAAACTGCTTCAACCAGTACCAGTCAATATCAATGTTTCTTTCTCTGTGTTGGCAAAGTACATGCTCGATATGGATCAAATCTTGAGCAATTTTGTACCATATGCAGACCCGTATATTATTTTATCGTGGCTTGTGCCTGCAGAGCTAGGTTTGCCGAATACAGAGATAAGAACTGAAGTCTTGTGGAGTGGAGATATATCGCTATCAACACCTATCGAGACAACATACTCAGATCAGTTTCAAAGTGTAGCGGACACAAGCTTTACAATCAAGACATGGTTGTTCAAGCAAGAGCAAGAACCAGAAGGTTTAATTTATAGAGTTAATAATAACTTCCATACTGTAGGTTCTGATCAAATCTTTAAACTTATTAACCCTTATCAGACGCTAAGTTCGTATGATACAACAGATGTAGTTACTGTCTCAGGTTCACCGAGTATAACAAATTTGTTTTATACATTATCAGGTACAACAGTACCAGTTACTTCGCCAATCAATATCAAGAAGAATAAAGATAATCAATTTATTGTATGGGGCAAAAACTTTGAGTATAGCACTAGCTTTTACTTGAGTAGTAACACTCCTAATTTCTTCACAGGTTATACTCAGTTAAGTACCTTCTATAACCCGGTTATTAGCGCGTATGGTGTTGATCAATTCACGAGCGTGTTAAATTCAAACATAGCTACGATCTATATACCAACAAGCACGCTATCTGCAAACGGTAATTTTACAATAATAGCATCAAATGTTGTAGGTTGGTCATCAACTAGCAATGGATATGTTATAAGTGTTGACTAAATATCTTAACAAATGCCTAGTCCTAGTACAACTCCAAATCAGAATCAAAATTATACTGGAGATTCAGGTCGCTCAGCTACATTCGGGCGTAACTTAATGACATACATTAAGAATCGTATTCCGTATGCGAATATTATTGATACCGAAGAGAACGAGTTAAATCCAAAATATCGTACATTCGCAGAGGTAGGAATGAGACGAAGTGAAGCTCTAGCGAAGAACTCTGTATCAGCTTCGAATCCGTATAACAACTTACCTATTGGTGCAATGGGTAAAGACACTTCATTTGGAAGTGTAATGTATGCTAACATTCAGGAGAATAAAGGTGCAAGAATTCGTGACTATAGAGTCATGGCAGCTTATTCAGACGTATCCGATGCCTTAGATGAGATTTGCGATGAAGCTATCAACACTGATGAAGATGGTAACGAGCTCAATATTAAGTTCCGTGATGTAGAATTAGCTAGCGCAGAAAGAGAAGGTATTGTTGAAGAATTTAACAAGTATGCCAACTACTACGACTTTAAGAATAAAGGCTGGCAGTACTTTAGACAGTTTTTAATTGAAGGTGAATTGTTCTTCGAACAGATCATACATTCTGATTACGTAAACGAAGGTGTACTTGGTACACTTAACTTACCATCAGAGCTGATTGATCCTGTATACAATAACATTCAGAATATGATGGTTAAGGGGTTTATATATCGTAAGCCTATTTTCGACCCTAACAAGCCTGATAAGATTGAAAAATACGAATATATTCCATTAGATGAAAACCAGATAGTTTATATCAACTCTGGTCTCATGAATGAGAATATGACATTCGTAGTTCCGTTTCTTGAAAACGCTAGAAGAGCTTACAGACAATTATCACTTATTGAAGATGCGATCGTTATCTACCGTCTCGTAAGAGCACCTGAAAGACTCGTCTTTAATGTTGATGTAGGTAACATGCCTGCGCCTAAAGCTGAAGCGTACCTTAAGAAACTAATTAGTAACTATTGGTCTTCTAAGACATTCGATATCAATCAGAATGATATTGTTAAGAAGTTTAATCCACAGTCGATGCTAGATGCATTCTGGTTTCCTAAGAGACAAGGATCTGAAGGATCAAGTGTTACAACACTACCAGGTGGTCAGAACTTAGGTGAGCTATCAGACTTAATGTACTTCATTAAGAAGTTGTATAGGTCGCTTAAAGTACCAACATCGCGTCTCGACCCTGAAGATTCGTTCAAGGATGGTCAAGAGATTTTAAGAGAAGAGCTAAAATTTGCTCGCTTTATTATCCGTCAACAGCAACGCTTTGCAGCTGGTATTAAGAAAGGCTTTATTACCCACCTTAAATTAAAAGGTATATGGGATAAGCACGATCTTAATGAGACTAACTTAGATATTGCATTTAATGTACCAACAAACTTCTATGAGTTGAGAAATAATCAACGCATGGAGATGAAGGTAGCAGCGTATAATAATGTTGCAAGCAATGAGTTTATTTCGAAGACATTTGCTCAGAAGAAATACCTTGGATGGAAAGATAAAGATATTCTTGCTAATAGAGAGTTTCTTAGAAAAGATGCTGAGCTACAATGGGAGCTTGGACAAATTAGTCAGAATGGTCCAGGTTGGAAAGAAGCTATCATGGCAGGTGAAATTGCTGGCGGTGAAGCAGGAGGAGAGATGGGCAATGAAATGGGAGGCGCTCCACCGCCAGGCGGCGGAGCTGGCCCAGGTGGACCTCCTCCAGATTTCTCAGGCGGTCCAGCAGCTCCTGAAGGAGGCGCTCCTCCACCTGAAGAAGGTGCACCAGCTGAACCACCACCTGCTTAAATAAAATTATATGTCAACAGCATGCCAAATAACGCCAATATCAGCGTTTCAGTCTACTAATCTTAACAATAAGATTGAAACGTTTAATGATCTAGGTGATAGAATTAAAAGGTCTCTAGGGTGGCCAGTTATCTCTGTAGAAGTACACCAGGATCAATTGTTTCAAAATATTCAGATTGCTATTGAATTCTTTTCAAAGTTCGCTGGTTATAATTG